TCACCGTGCTCAATCTAATAACAGTGTAGTCTTTTGGAAGGAACCAAGTGACGATCAACTTGAACAACTATTCAGGATCATATCTGAGTCGGGAGGATCAGAACCAGGAATTATCAACGGAGAAGAAGCTAGGCGTAGAGCACCGTGGTTCTCAGGAGTCAATCCCTGTGCAGAAATACTCCTTGGAAATAAATCTTTCTGTAACCTATCCGAAGTCGACCTCAGTAAGTTTAGAGACGATAGCGGAGGACTTGAACGAGCAATTTACCTCATTGCAAGAGCGAACTATAGGCAAACACTCGTTAACCTCGATGACGGGATACTACAAAGAACATGGCATGAGAATAATGAAAATCTCAGACTCTGTGGGGTGGGTCTTACGGGGATCGCAACTCGTGCCGACCTCTTTGAATACAACTATAAGCGTCTAAAGAATACAGCAGTACATGCAGCATACTCAATGGCTGATGAGTTAGGTACTCAACGTCCTAAGAATGTGACTACTATCAAACCTAGTGGTACTTTGAGTAAGATCATGGACACTACGGAGGGTTGTCATAAACCAGCAGGGAAGTACATATTTAATAATGTTAACTTTAGTGTTAATGATCCCTTGTTACCTAAACTACGAGAGGCAGGATACCATGTTGTTACTAATCCTATTGATGACAATAATGCACTCGTTACATTCCCAGTGAACTGGGAGAACATAAGGTTTGATAAAGAAGGAGAGTTATATGTTAACAACGAGACGGCTCTTGAACAGTTGGCAAGGTACAAGTTACTCATGGGTTCTTACGTTGAACAGAACTGCTCGATTACAGTTTCTTATAAAGAGGATGAAGTCCCTGCTATTAGAGATTGGCTTAAGACTAATTGGTCTAGCTACGTTGGTGTTAGCTTTCTTCCCGTTACTAATAGTACCTATGAATACCTCCCACAAGAAGTAGTAACAGAGCAAAGGTATAAAGAGTATGTAGCACAGCTCACAGAAGTAGACTTTGGTGGTACTGATTCAGCTTTAGAGATGCAGAATGATGAGTGTGAGTCAGGTGTATGTCCTGTAAAGTAAAAGTTATTTATTCTTAATAATTATTTCAACCCTTAAGGAGACGTTTTATGATAATTACAGGTCAGCTACTAAATGAACTAGAAACCATCTTCAGTCTTGATCGAGTTATGCATTCTAATAATTGGGATGAGACTAACAGGATAATGGGACAAGTTGATGTGGTAAATTGGATTAAAGATAAGCAAGAAGAACTAAATAAAGAAGCAATTACTGGTGGGGATAGTAAAATCTCAATCAAACATGAATAGATAACAAGGAGGATAGGGGAATGATAGGGTTACTCACTACTATTTTAATGTGTGGAGGAGCACCCAGTATTCCCCCTCCCCCTCCTCCTCCCCCACCGCCTCCACCTCCCCCACCACCCCCAAGTCCTCCAGCCCCGATTGCGTCTGTGGCAAGTGTTGCTAAAACACCAACAGATAAAGCTAAGTCCTCTGCTAAAACTAGGACTGCTCGTAGGTCTACTGGTAAAGCACGGTTTAGAACAGGTGGTAATAGTGGTCCAACAGGATTGAATATAGGTTAAGATGTGTCCCGTAACCGCTGCTGCGTTAGCTATTTCTGCAACAGCTACTACAGGATTTGCAGCTGTAGCGGTAGGAGCAGTTGCAGGAGCTGCTGCAGGAGCTGCCATTGGTGTAGGTGTAAGTGGTGCTGTTAATGTAGCTACGGGTAGAGGATTCTTTGAAGGTGCAGGAAAATCTGCCATGTTTGGTGCATTAGGAGGAGCCTTTGCAGGAGGATTAGGTGGGGCAGCCACGTTTGGTCAGGGAGTAACACCTCTTTCCAATGCAGCTGCAGCCTATGGAGAAACAGCATTACAAGTTGCTCAAGGTGTTTCATCATTTGCACCATCGGCTACCAGTATAGGTATCACAGCTGCTGTAGGTAGTTTACTTGGATCACTCACTCCAGGTACTCCCGAATACTCCAATGCCCTACAAGCAGCTAGTGTACCACAACAACAAAGATTCAATTCACAGAATATAGTGACCTCCGGTAGTGGAGGTAATCAAGCAAGATTCTCTTTGGCTTCAGCTATCCAGCGAACCAAGGAAAGAAAACTAACTCAAGGGGATGTAAGTGATCTTAGTATAGACACTGGTTCTTTTGCTTCAACAGGATTACAATTTGCTTAGTGCATCAAAGAGGTATGAGAATCTATCTAGGGACAGGCAGAACTTCTTGGATAGAGCATGGGATGGGGCAGAAGTTACTATTCCATTTCTATTACCTCGAAATAAAAGTGACAATCAATCACTGCCAACACCCTTCCAGAGTATAGGTGCTAGAGGTGTAAACAATTTATCAGCAAAATTATTGTTGACACTTTTCCCACCAAGTTCACCCTTCATCAAGTTTCAGATAGACGATTTTACCCTAGCAGAAATAGAAGCTGAACGTGCTCCGGTAGAAGAAGGACTTGCCTCGATGGAGAGAGCAGTCAATGATGAAGTAGAAGGTAAGGCCATGAGAGTCCCTCTACATGAGACTCTTAGGCACTTGATAGTAACTGGTAATGCTTGTATGTATGTGAATCCTGATAACTCAGTGAGAACATTTCACCTAGACCAGTTTGTAGTACGCAGGGACCCGCAAGGTGAGGTCCTAGATATTATAATTAAAGAAGAGATGTCTCGTGAATTGTTCATAGATATCTTTGATACTCCACCACCCTCAGAGGCTAACACTGGTTCTGATGGTGACGAAAAGCCCCTTGATTTATACACTGTAGTTAAGAGAGTGAAGGATAAGTATAAGATACACCAAGAGGTTACTGATAAAATAATTCCAGGTACTGACAGTATCGTACCTAAAGAGAAGAACCCCTACCTAGCACTGAGATTCTCCCGTATTGATGGAGAGGATTATGGTAGAGGATTTGTAGAAGAATACTTAGGAGACTTAAGAGCACTTGAAGGTCTCTCTAAGGCTATACTAGAAGGCTCCGCTGCTGCTGCAAGAGCAATCTTTCTAGTAAGACCGAATGGTACTACCAAGTTAAAGACTATCAGTCAAGCTCCGAACTTAGCGGTTAGGCAGGGTAGCGCAGATGATGTCTCCGTCCTACAAATGGAAAAATTCAATGACTTTCGTGTTGCACGAGAGACGATTGAAGCCACAGAAAGAAGACTCGCAGCTGCATTCCTGCTTAACCAAAGTGTTCAGAGAGATGCTGAAAGAGTCACGGCAGAGGAAATAAGATTCCTTGCTAATGAACTTGAAACGTCACTTGGCGGTATCTATAGTTTACTGTCTCATGAACTTCAATTGCCTCTAGCTAAGAGAATTATCTCAAGCTTAGAGAAGCAGAAGAAGTTACCACAGTTACCTAAGGGTACTGTAGAACCTGTTATCGTTACAGGATTTGAGGCACTAGGCAGAGGGAATGATGCAAACAAACTAGCCACAGCTTATCAAACACTAGCGTCCATCTTTGGACCTGAAGCTGTAGTTACATACACCAACATTCCTGATGCTATCAAACGTATCATGACAGGATTTGGTATTGATCAGAAAGGTCTGATTAAACCAGCAGAACAGGTACAACAAGAACAACAACAAGCCCAACAAGCACAGCAACAGGCAGAGATGATGAAAGCAGGAGTCCCTAATGCTGTTACGCAAGGTGGGGAAATGATGAGGGAACAACAAGGTAATGGTCAATAAGAATACAGAAGCTAAAGAGAAACAAAAGGAAAAAGATAAGGTAGCACGTTCCGTTACCAGTAAGAAAGAACTGAAAGATATTGAAATCAATAATGAGATCCTAAAACAGGAAGCTAACGTAAGTACTGTAGGCTCATTAGGAGCTACCAAGACTACTATCAAACTCCGTAACGGGACTATTAAAACCACATACGGAGAGCGATATGGCAACCCAACTAAAAATTGAAAATGAGGTAGTGGATCAACCAGGCATAGATGAACACAATCAAGAGATGATTAACTTGGTAGACTCTCAGGACGTAGAGACTAGTAAGCCTGAGATCAATGATGGTGATAAGTTTGGTGGTGATTACAATAAACTTAAAGAAAGTTATGATCAGCTTGAGTCTAAGTTAGGACAATCCAATAGAACGGACCCTATATCTCAACCAGAATCAGACTTGAGTATACCCCAAGCCCCT